GTACTCCTAAGTTAGATGGAGCAGCAGTCTCTTTGTTGTATGTAAACGGCAGCTTGGTATTAGCCCTCACGAGGGGTGACGGTATCCAAGGAAGAGACATCACTGATAAGATGGCACAGCTTGTTCCTGATCCTATTGGCGATAAACGTGTTATCCAAGTAACAGGGGAAGTTGTTGCCCCTAGTAGTATTCCGAACTCTCGCAATTTCGCTGCGGGGTCACTCGGATTAAAAGGTTTGTCAGGACTCGATGAGTTCAATACACGCCCTTTAGTATTCGTTGCATATGATGCGACACCTGAATTATGCGTCCACGACTATAGGAGTACCTTGCGGAAACTAGAGTTACAAGGCTTCAATTCAGTTGATCATTTCGATACTACAGATTACCCTACCGATGGACTTGTCTATCGACTGCGGGATAATCTTAAGTACTTGCAACTAGGACATACTTCTAAACACCCCCGTGGTGCCTTTGCTCTTAAAGAACAGGCCGAAGGGGTGGAGACAACTCTAATTGATGTAGTGTGGCAACTCGGTAAGAGTGGCGTTGTAAGTCCAGTAGCGATCTTAGATCCTATTGAAATCGGAGGCGCAACTGTTTCGAGAGCTACCCTGCACAATATAGAGTATATACGAGACTTAAACCTACAAGTAGGTTGTCGGGTCTCTGTAATAAGGTCAGGGGAGATAATCCCTAGGATCATTAGACGTGTTGAAAAATAGTTCTTGACAGAAACCTTAAATTCCAGTATAATACTTATTCAATTTCAGAGGAATACAAATGACTAAAATCGAAGCCCCAACAAACTGCCCTAGCTGCAGTTCGGTGTTAGAAGAAGTCAACTATCTTCTGTATTGTAGAAATCCGCATTGCGGAGAAAAAGTTCTTAAACTTATCGAACACTTCGCCAAGACTCTGAAGATTAAAGGTCTCGGGCCGGTCACTGTAGCTAAGCTAGATATAGTTTCTCTTGAGGAATTATACTCCATGTCTTACGCTGACATTGTCCACCAGATCGGATCTGAAGTACTCGCGGTGAAGTTAGTAGATGAATTGGAACGCTCTAAAAGTGCACCGCTAAATGTACTTTTACCTGCTTTTAGTATCCCTCTTATCGGGAAGACAGCTTCGGAAAAACTATCCAAAGTCTGCGAAGATATCGAAGAAATAGACTATGATTTGTGCCGAAAAGCCGGTCTTGGTGAGAAGTCTACAGCTAGTTTATTGGACTGGCTAGAGACGGAGTTTTATCAGCAGAGTATGCTACCTTTTAGCTTCAAGTTTGAGAACAATCAAACAACAAACATAACCCACGGCACGGTTTGTATTAGTGGTAAACTTACCAGCTACAAAACGAAGGCCGAGGCTCATAACAAACTTCAAGAGCTTGGTTATGCAGTCAAGTCAACCTTGACAAAGGATGTCACTATCCTAGTAAACGAAAGCGGAGTTGAATCCGCAAAAACTAAGAAGGCCAGAGATGCTGGCGTTCAAATCATAACAAACCTTTTAGACTTTATTGGAGAATAAATATAATGGCATTACCTAAGTGGACTGATGAGCGTACTGCTCAACTAACTGAATTTGTCGGTGGCGAAAGCCCCGTTTCTCAAGCAACTGTAGCGGAAGCTGCTGTTGACCTTGAAACCTCTACTCGTTCTATCTCAAGCAAATTGCGAAAGATGGGTCACGACGTAGAACTAGCTTCTGCGGCTTCTAGCCGTGCATTTAACGATGCTCAAGAAGCAACTCTTGCTGCTTTTGTCTCAGACAATAGCGGAGATTACACTTACGCAGAGATTGCAGGTCATTTTGAAGATGGCGCGTTTTCTCCTAAGTCAATCCAAGGCAAGATCCTGTCTATGGAACTAACTGGCCATGTCAAGCCTGCTCCTAAAGTAGAAGCTGTACGCACGTACTCTCCTGCTGAAGAAGTTACCTTTGTATCTATGGTACAAGATGGTGCTTTCGTAGAAGCAATCGCTGCTAAACTAGAACGTTCTGTAAACTCTATTCGTGGTAAGGCTCTTAGCCTACTTCGTTCTGGAGACATTGACGCTATTCCTCGTCAAGAGACTACCAAAGGCGCTTCTAAAGAAGATCCATTGGCTACCCTCTCTGACATCGGTAGCATGGGCGTTGAAGATATCGCAGAAGCGATTGGCAAAACTGCTCGTGGCGTCAAGACTATGCTAACTCGTCGCGGTATTTCAGCCGCTGACTATGACGGCGCAGCTAAGAAAGAAAAAGCTTCTGCTTAATCTTTAGTAGCAAACTTATAGGCAGGCTCTTCGGGGTCTGTCTTAATCTTTAATTTCGGGGGAAATTTTTTTGAATATCGCATCTGCGCTAATAAAGCAAGTGCTTACGCTCCAAGACTTTCAGACTTGGAGTGTTACGCATAGGCATTATCTGCCAAGTGAGTATCATAGCCTTTATAAGGTTATTGATAAGCATTGCGAAGACTTTCATAAAATGCCCACGATTGAAGATCTGAAATTTGAGATTCGTGATTCAAGTACCCGTGAAAAACTGTTCGCAGTGGAAGCTGTTGAGGTCGATGCCGATGCTCATATGCTTCTTGAGTATTTGAAGAACGAATACACTCAAAAAGAAATTCTGGACTCACTAGAAGATTACATAGACAACTCTGTTGCATTCGAGAATGCACAGGAGTCTGTGAACCACTTACATCAGATCGTCCTAGACGTTGAAGATAAAGTTGATCTTGAAGATCCACAGGAAAGTATGCAACGTATTGAACTGTTTGAGCCAGAAGAAGATTTAGCCAAGTACATCCCCTTGGGACTCAATGAAGAGTACGATTACGAAATACAGTTCTCCCCCCGAGATCTTGTTATGGTTGGTGGTCGCCGAGGCGCGGGTAAATCTGTTATTTGTGCAAATATTGCTAACGCAGTATACGCTAGTGGTAAGTCAGCTATGTATTTCACTATTGAAATGGATAGCCGATCTATCCTACAAAGATGCTGTTCCATCGCTACTGAAGTTCCTTTTGCTCGTCTACGTACTCAGAATCTGAGCGTAACAGAGTGGGAGAAAGTAGCAACGTGGTGGGCAGCTCGTTATGTTGATGGGCAAGACCGTTTGAAGGATTATAGAACACATCGTGACTTTAATAAGTTGCACACATCGCTAAAGACACAGCATGAGCTCCTCCCGACTCAGCAGTTGGACGTAGTGTATGACCCTGCACTTACTTTATCCAAGATTCGTGCAGAGCTTGACAAAAAAGTTAAGCCCTTGAATGTTGGTGTTATTATTGTAGACTATATAAATCAGGTAAAGCGGTCGAGTCTCCCTTCTCGCGGAGGTCAGTATGACTGGACAGAACAAATCGAAGTAAGCAAGGCATTAAAATCTATGGCGCAAGAATATGATTGTACAGTAGTTTCTCCTTATCAAACAGACGCAACTGGTGAAGCACGATTCGCTAAAGGTATTCTTGATGCAGCAGATGCTGCTTATACACTAGAAACCTGGGATCATGAGGACGCGTGTATTACATTTAACTGTGTAAAAATGCGATCAGCCTCTATGAAATCATTCACTTCAACAGTAGACTGGGACAGCCTAAAAATTGGCCCTGAGACTGCTATGACTCCTAAAGAGAAAGACGAATCCTCGCACAAGACTGGCGAAGAAATTAACGATCTTTAAAAATATTTCTTGACATCTTACCTTCTTTTGCGTATAATATACGGATACTTTAAAGGAGAAAGAGCATATGGCACTTACATTCGGTAGTTTACGACATACCTCCTCAGGTAGAAAACGTAAGCCTTTGCCTAAAGCAAAGCGATATACCCCTAAGTTCGAAGAACTAGACACCAAAGATTTGTATAGAAGAGAGACTCCTTACTATCCATCTGCGGAGCCTAAGAGTGCATATACCTCGGCCCCAGATACATCTTATAAAGTAGAAGAGTCTAAAAAATTCACGGTTGCACCTGCCTACAACAAAGGTGCATACCAAGTTATTAGTAGAAGTAATGTAAAGGATATAGGAAGATGATTGAAAATAGATATGGCGATAGCTGGTGCTGGGAAAAGCAAGACGAGACAACCTACAGATTTATTATGACAGGTAGCTCGCTTGAGTATTGCAGGTTAGGTGGCAAAGAAGGTCAGGATAAGATTCACTACCAGGACTTAGGAATGTTCGACCCAAGTGGCGGGCCTTATATTAGTCTAGGGCAAATGCTCGAAGGTAGAGAAATAGTAAGACTTCGACGTACAGATGGATCATTCTACGCTGAAGTAGCATAATGACAGTAGAAGAACTATTAACTTCAAGACAGTTATACTTTATACCTAAGGGCGGCGACTGTTTAGTCAGTTGTATTAACCCTGAACACGCTGACCGCAACCCTAGTATGCGTATTGATCGCATTACAGGAATATTTCAGTGTTTCTCTTGTGGATACAAGGGTAACATTTTTACGCATTTCGGAGAGAAGGCAAACTTCCTACAAGTAAGACGAGAACTATTGAAAAAGACTATTAGAGAAAAGAGGTCTGAAAGCATTGGTTTGTCTTTTCCCCGAAATATCTCCCCATTTGTGGGTAACTGGAGAGATATTAAACCAGAAACGTATAAAAAATTTGAAGCGTTTCAACACCACGACCCCGATCATATCGGACGTATTGTATTTCCAGTACGAGATATATCAGGTCGTATTGTAGCATTTAACGGTCGTCATACCACAGGCGGCACACCAAAGTACATGATCTCGCCTGCGGGTGCGAAGATGCCTCTGTTCCCTGTAGTAGAGCCTATACAAGGTTCTGTTATGCTAGTAGAGGGTATATTCGATATGATTAATTTGCACGATAAAGGATTAACCAATGCAATCTGTACATTTGGAACAAAGAATATAAATGAAGACAAATTACGTATGCTTTCTATACAAGGTGTAGAAGAGATAGTTGTTTTCTTCGATGGCGATGATGCAGGACAAGATGCTGCTAAGATTGTTAAAGAGATGATTGAGCGTGTGGGCTTAACATCAAGAAATGTAAGTCTCAAGAATACAGATCCTGGAGCCTTACCCCTACAAACTGTACAAAAACTAAAGAGTAAGATATATGCCTAAAGTTGCATTAGTAGAAACTAAACCAAGTAGAACAAATTATAAGAAAGAGTTTGATGATGAGTTCGAGTTTGATCAATTTCAACTCTGTTCTGACCCAAACATTAAGAAAGTATTAAAGCGAGACTGCGATATTGAAATCGATATTGATGCCTATGATTGGCTCATTCTCGTAGGCAGTGATGCGCTTAAATACTTCACCCCCATAAACTCAATTACAGAATATTCTGGTAAGAAAGTAGAAGAAAAGTTCTTGCCTATCATTAACCCTGCCATGCTCGCGTTTAAGCCAGAGGCTCAAGGCACATGGGACGACTCCAAGCAAAGTATATTAGAGTACATAACTGGTAATAAACAAGACACAGTAATCACTACATATAACGCATGGGGTATACAAGATACGGAGGAAGCCAATGATTATATACGTGCTGCTATTTCTGCCCCTCTGCCTTATGTTGCTCTGGACTCGGAAACAACCGGACTTTACCCACGCGATGGGCATATGCTTGGTATTAGTCTTAGCTACGAAGCTGATCGTGGGCCTTATATAGATACAGAGTGCTTTGATGAAACTACAGAAGCATTGCTACAACAGTTATTTGATAAAAAGATAGTAGTATTCCATAATGCTAAGTTTGATATGGCATTCTGTGAGTATCACTTTATCTTTAAGTTTCCTCGCTTTGAGGATACAATGTTGCTACACTACTTGATCGATGAGAACCCTGGGACTCATGGTTTGAAGCAGCTAGCAATGAAGTATACAATCTATGGGGACTATGAGAAAGGCATGTACGATTGGATGGCTCAGTATCGTAAA